ATAATGTAACGTTTGTGCTATTTAGTACAAGCAAATTATTCCTTAATGTGAATATATCATTCGACTTAGGCGTTGCATATAAACTAATGACGGTGTTGACGTCAATCGTAGGATTGAAACCATTTAATTCGATAATGCCGTTTTCATAATCGATCGTACCTTGAGAAGTATTGACAAACCCCTCCGCGATAATATCGTAAAGTAACACGTTTCCTTGGCCATCATCTAATAACGCCATTGAGGAACCGTCTGCTTCTAAACCAAAAACCGACGACACGATAGATCCTGGATTCAATTTATTATTGAATTTGAACGTATAGTTTCCTATCGTGTTTGATGATTGTATATAGAACTTTTTATAAACTTTTAAAGACGTTGAGTTATTACTAATAGAATTTTCAGAATCATCAATCACCCTCGTTAGTTTTGAGAATTTAAGATTCACTTTAAATTCTGTGATCTCATCACTGAAGAATTTATCTACTGCGGAGATTACCTTCGCTTGAATTTCGCCAGAAGACAATGACGTTTTTAATGTGTCATATGAAACTAATGTCTCGATATCAATATATGTATATTCAGGCGTGACGATAATAGGGTTAATCGCTAACATATTAAATTCAGATAATATATCTTTCGTCAAATACTTTTTTGTTAGCGGGGATAACTCTAGACCGTGTTTAGGTTTAATTGATATAAACACCGCACCATATTGTGGTGGATCATTATCTTCGCCGCCCCATACTGAAATTGAATCAATGTTTGGATACTTTTCTAGTAGAATTGATTTGTAATCTTCAGCAGTTACGGCACGATTTTGTCGTTCATAAGATTTCGGTGCTGCGTGTTTGATGGAATCAACCGATTCCTGAGCATCACCCAAATTGGAGATATTAATTGTTTCAATATTTATTTTGTCGGAATCATACACCCCAGCAATTGTATTATTGATAGAAAACACTTGGTCTTGAATCGTTGATGTATAGTTACCACTTTCGCCTTTAGTTGAAAGGTATTGTGATGTTATTACATCACCTATCTTTGGAATTCTCCCGAAGATGCCGTTGCCGAAATACAACTCAGTAACGCCGTCCAAACCTTCCTGTAAGAAGAATGTTAAGGATCCAGGAACTAATGTTGACAATTGTTGATTATTCGACCATGCTGATCCGTCGACAATCGTGGAAATGGTTTTTCTGTCGCAACCTGGATCGGCAATTATATATGCCGCGTTTTCCGCGTATACCCAAGAAGTATTCATTAAGACCCCTTGGTGAACTTTAATTTCAGATGAGAAATCACCAGACTCGTCTGGAAACACGTTAACGGTTTCTAGTGCTACGAATTGGTGTGAAATTCCGTTAACATTGGAGGTAAATGTCGTGCCCTTATCAATAGGAATAAACGTTGGGTCTTGTCCGTATGTATTGAATGTTAATTTGATAATCGCTTCTGCCGAAGTGATAGACAATGGAGTATATCCGATAGCCTTAGCGTGAGAAACAACAGAGTTTCTCAATGTAGCCGTATCGAGAAATGATTCATTGATCGCCATGTTCGCATGAAACCCCATATAATGGGTGGTGTACGCCATAACGTCAAGCATAACACTCATGCCGGAACCTTCAAAATCGTAATCTGTGAATTCATCTTGACCTCTTAAGAAGTCTTTGATGTTTCCTTTAACCTTATCAAATTCCAATTCTGAAACTTTTAATTGTTTATCATTCTGTGCCATAGTTACGCTCTCTTACCTTAATCTGTTTAAAAAGAATTCAATCTCTCTCATGCCGCCGCCAATCACAGGAGTGTACGCAATAGCAACATTATACATGTTCATATCGACTTCTGCTTTAATTTTCACATAATTCAATACGATTCTGGGTTCGTGTTGAGTAAGCGCATTCTCTATATGCGTTTGCAGCGAAACTCGAGTTTCGTTGCAAAACGGGTCAAACAAAGAATTGTATATGGTGGAACCAAAATCTGGTTGGAAAACCCTTTCGCCCTTTCGAGTTTTGATAATGTTTAAAATAGACCCAGTTAGAGCCTCATCATCGTATCGTCCAACTATATCGTTTGTATGCGGGTGCACAATCATATCTAGATCTATGTCTTTGTATCTTTTATTGATTTCTCTACGTTGTGATTTCATCAAGAACCCTTGTCTCTATTATTTTATATTTATACTTAGCCGTTGGCAATAACATTACCAGAACCAGTTGAATTTGAAGACCCACACGAAATGCTGTCGCCTATTCTTGCTAACGGTTTGCTGTTCACAAATACCGTTGGTGAACCCGATGCTTGAGAACCTGCATGATCGCTACATACCGAACAACCGTGTACTTGCCACGCGTCTCCGACTCGATGTGCTCCGCGACTATTGATCAAAACGTTACCTGATGCGGAAATGTTTGGTCTTTGGCCATAACATCCGTGACCAGTACACATATCACCTAATCTAACTGATCCGGGCATTATACAATCCCCACAAACGCTTTAGCGGTAGGCAATATTGAACTTAATTCCGTGTTTCTAGAAGAACTTATTGTGTTTATTGATTCGAATACTTTAGCAGCCCTTTGATTTGACGTTCCTGGTTGACATTTCCATGAACCTCCTGAACTTATACAATGACTTTCTGTATAAGACTGATGCGCGCCCAAACATTTACAAGAAGATATTTTACGCAGATCGCCACTTTCTTGTGCCCGTTTCAATTCGTCCTTACCCGCATCGAACATGGTGATACCTGCTTCAAACGAACTCGGTTTTCCAGGAGTTTGATGTTTTGCCGCATTAGTCGGTTGCTTATTTTCAATTGCGTGATTAAAAGGAGTGGTCGGATTTGCTGGGGAAGAACCTCGAGAATCAGAAACCGAACTTGAACCCATGGGCGCTTTTTGTGATCCAACGCTGCGGTTAATTTCTTTCGTTGGGTTTTGCACCTTTGATGTAGCTCCTGTTAGGTTGCCTAATCCAACTTTATTCGTTGCCTTATCAGCACCAGTAGGTAGCGAGACTCCAGCAAAAGCGGCAGATTCGTCAATGAGGACGCCACCGCCGGAAACTGTGATGAACCCTGGACCGTCTGGTATTGTAATATTCGTTTTCGATGAGAATAAATCTGTACCGCCTGTGATATCATCAATAGATGGTACTCTACCCTTAATTGCTTCAGTAATTCCCAAATCGGTTGGGGTGAAATCAGTGGTGAGCCATGAACCGCCATTCTTTATACACGTTAATGGATTACCCGCCATTAAAGCGCCAACGCATTTTTCCACTTTATATGATATTGATTCATTTGATTTACCGAAAGCGGAAAACTCAACCTTTTCCTTCATATTCATGAAATTATTTAATGCAGGGTTAAATGAATTAGAACCAAAATTCTTAATCCCTGATGTAATAGAACTCATTCCGTCTATTACGCCTGCGCTTGCATTTTCAACCCAAGCATCGCCGTCCCACGTTAGGGGTTCGGACGAAAAACCTTCGGAATTGTCTCCTAAAAAGTCACTAAGTTGTTGTGACCCCTGTATGATATTACCGATATTGGTTTTTATTCCGCCGACGTTTACTCCAATGCCGTCAAAATAACTTCCGAAAGATACTACACTTCCGGCATCTTGATTAAACCCACCTGGGTTAAATCCAGGGTTTAGAATTCCAATTAATGCCGTTGGATTTTCTGGATCAAATATTTCACCGATGGTTTCTCCTACATTTCCACCTATTATGCCAGCATATAATGCCAAAATATCATCCATCACCGGACTGGTGATCGAATTAAACATTCTGTTGTTATTTACAAGAGCACATGGATCACCTGTCGCGATATTGGTAAATGCTGCCCATTGTGCTAATTTATTTAATATGGCGTTTAAAGCTGCTAAATCTTTTGCCACGAGTTGGTTCAATGCGTCTTTCATTCCTGTACAAAAATCATTAAACGGTTCCAACAACGCCTGAACCGCGTCGAGGTTTGTAATCATGTTAGCAAGTTTTGTTGGATTAGTTGCGTCTAATACAATTTGTCGCACACGCGATCGTATTTGAGGTAAATCTCCGATACCCAAAACGTCATCTAATATGCCTTTGGAATCAAACAATGTAGCAAAACCAGCAGCACAATCAATTTCGTTGCCGTATTGACCTAATGTTTTAGAAAGATCGCGTCCTGCCTGCTGAATGCCCGTAGATTTAATATAATCTTCAGTCGATGCTTGTATTAAATCTTGAGCAAAGTTGCCGCACTCGTCTAATTGGTCTGATAGATTTTGAATCTCTTGCATCTGATTATAGAAATCAGTGCCTTTTCCCGGAAATGCTTGTTCCAAAACGTATGGATCTAAATTGGCGGTGACGTTTAAACTTGTTGCTGCGTCTTTCATTCTGGCGACGGACTCCATTGCTGGTGATTTTAATAGACCACCGACTTGCCCCATCGCATCATTAACGTCGTTGAATACTCCCATATGTTACCCCTTATGGATTTAGATGTATGATAGCACCCTTAATAGTGTGGATGCCCGCAGACTCGTCCGTCTTACCGCCTGCCGTTAAAATATTTGTATTTCCTAAAACTTCCACGTTCCAATTTCCATCAACGGACACATTATGATCACCGGCTACTTCTACATTATAATTACCGCCAACCTTCAAATTCACATTTCCGTCTACAGTGACATTTAGATTACCGCCTTTGACGTGTATATAATCATCGCCCGCTATAATCGTATAATTATCACTCACAACTTTAGTGACTTTTGAACCATCAGGATGAATCTCCTCAAACGTTCCCGTTTTATGCCATTTCATCAAACGTTCCGCGCCTGGAGTATCATCCCATTCTTCTATATGACCGGACTCGGATTCCCGTACATGGTTGAAGGGATATTCCGCAGCAAATGGGGTTTCTGGTTCATCCCATTCGCCCCCGTCTAAAGCAATAGCGACGTTTCTGTCTACGGTTCTAAGTGGCGCACTGCCGTCTTCCGGTTGGTGTTTTTCGTCCAATTGAGTTGTTTTGCTAACCGTTTGCTCGCCGTCAATCGGGTCGATAAAATCAACCACCGCTCGTCTGTGCGTGTCTGGTTCTTTTAAATATTCTTCTTTTGGGTATTTTTTGTTTGGATCATTGAACCCTTTTTCGCCCGGAAGTTCTAAAGGGTATCCGCCCAACGTTCCCATGATAATAGGATCTTGGCAATTATTACCGTCCCTGAAAAATCCAACTACGTGTGTGCCTTCTACAGGACCGAGCGGCGTTGTGCCTATACCATTCATGGCGGCAGAAGTCACGGGTTGCATGGGGTATGCCCATGGCAATTCTTCCGTAGGAATTCCTTTTGTTTTAGATTTAATACGTTTCTTCGAATGGATTCCTGCTATACGGATTCGGACTCTACCGAGTCGCATAGGATCGTCCCTTGCTTCAACAACTCCGGTAAACCAGAAAAAACCATCCATTCCCATAAATTGCATAATACTTTCCTAAATTGCCATTAGACTTTCGTCGGGTTCATAATCAAAACCGTCTTTGGATAATTCAACAGTCATCGTGTATTCTGTGTTATTTAACTTATGGTGGATAGCTGTTATTAGAAAATTACCACTCATGTACTTATCCATCTCATCAGATTCTTGCGTATTTGATGGTATTAATACTTCAACGACATTACCAGCGAAGACGTTAGTGTCTCCTGGAATATCGAATTTGATATTATTACATCTCAATTCCGCCATCTTCAAATCATATAAAGGGTAATGCGACCGCGCCCCTTTGTCGTGGACGTCATAAACGTAATTTCCGCTCATATATCCTACGTGTGATTCCGGTATTTGGTTTTCTTTAAACACGTCGCCAAAACCAACATCACCTAATTTACTATCTTGTTTTATATTTGTTATCTCAAATTCTTCATACTTCTTCGTTAAAATGTTATGGGATATTACTTTACTGCCGAACATTCCATCTGATACGCCAGCCGTTATATCAAACCTTCTTGATTCCCCATAATTGACGGCGATGTTTCCTTGAGAAGACGTTTTTCCTTGTGCGGATTGTTTCATATGAACCGGAGGTTGTTCCAAACTTATCATTCTAATTGGAGGTAATGATTTAAGATACTCCAGTGTTGTGAAGTTGAATCCTTCATTATTTTCAAAAAAAATGTAATTGCTATCCCCTTCTAACGAAATATTC